GGATCCACTCATTTGTATATCTTTTTTAATCAATTCGAACTCCATTGCTTCTTACTTCAAATGTTAAATCATCTTCAAAATATTCTTCGAATCCATCTCTTTCTATTAAGAATAAAAGTCTATAAACTCTATTCTTTGGAAAATTAGTTGTATCAAAAACTATATAGTTTCCAGATGAATTACAATTTATCTTACTATAAGTAGAAAAATCTATAATTTTCTTCTTTGTAATCTCGTCCCTAATTGCATAATAGGAAGTAGTTGGAAGATATTTTACATCTAAGTAAGAGAATGAATTAGAAAAAGTTTTAAGAGGATATTGTTCTCTACCTATAATTTTTACTTTTACTTTTCCACCCTCATAATATGCGGGTTTTAATTCTTTACTTTTTACAATAATCGATGAAGCAGTTAATGGCCCTAATGATCCGGTTGAAAAACTTCCACTCGTATCATCCCATCCTAATTTTAAAAGTGGTTGATTTATAGTATTAGTTTCTTTTGAATAAAAATTCATAATACCATAATCAAGTGAAGATGATTCAATTGATTCAGAATGCTTCAAAACCATTCCGAAATTGTTAGAAGATGTCCAATAGTTGTATATGGATTTAACATCCATATTAATATCCAAACTTTGATATGTAAAATCCTGTGAAGCACTTATGGAACTAGATATATAAGGTTGTGTATTCCAAGTTATTCCATCATTTGTAGAAGGAGTATAATGAAATGTACCAATACCCATATTCCAACTAGATGTTACCGGATAAGCATAAAGTGAAAAACTTATCGGCATTTCTTCCGCTTCAGTAAGTTTTAAACTAAGTGTGGCAGATGATGCCGTTACATAAGAGGGAACGTTTTCTAAATCAAAATGTAGATATACTCTAGCATCATCTTTCTCTGCAAAACGAGAATAATGTTTAGATACGGTTAATATTTCATCTAATCCCGTATTCTTATTTTTATATAAAGTATAAACTGTTGCATCTTTTGATGCTGTTACAAAATGTATCATTATACTGCTCTTCCTTTTATGTCTTTATCAGGAAACTTAACTTCAAAGATAGATGGATCCAATGAAGGATATATTATCTTATTCTTTGTAGCACCTTTAATATCATAACTATTTCGTGCATAACCACCACCACATTTATTTACAATTTCAACTTTTTGTATAGATGCAACCCCATCAACCATCGCAAGTGATAATTCTATATCGGAAAGGTTAATTGTTTGGTTAAACTGCCAATTTTCAATTGAAAATATTGATTTAATTTCTTCAATACATCTTAAAACAACTTCTTTTGAATTATAATTTTTATACACGGTTATATCGAAATTAACTCCTATGTTTATTATAAATCCATCGATAATATTTACACCATCGGTAAGAATTCTAAATTCGTTTAAGTATGTTTTGAGATTTTCTTTTACCGCTCTATTAAGAGTAGTTAATTTACCATTTGCATCATATCCTAAAGTGTATAGGTTAATAGCAAAAGGATTAACTAATTCCGCATTTTGAGTTGTTTTTTGAACAAAATCTCTTACATTTTGTTTTATTTCATTAGTAGAAGGAAGTTTTCCACCTTTTGCCAAAGATGAATTTACAATACTTCTAACTATTTCAGCAAATTCAGTTACATTATCAGTTGAATTTAATACTGATTGTGGAGAATTTGCATTTAAAGAGTTATCTCCAATTGCAAATACTTTGGAAACTGAACCAAACTTCGTTGGCATTGAAAGTGCTCTAACTTGATAATCTTTTGCAGTTACGGCTCTATTTTGTGATGCATAATTCGCCAGAGCAGTTTCTCTAATTTCTTCTATTGTATCAAACCCTCTACCACCTTTTGCAGGTATTTCATTTTCTACGGCTATCGAAGATTTAGCAAATTGATAAACAGTGTTATCAATATCAACAAATGTATCTATTAAATCATCATTAAAAACAATATTTGTAATATTAGTTAAATCCCCTTGAGGAACATTCGATGATATTCCTCCACCAATTAAATATTTTACAGTCAATGTTGAATTAGATGATGGAGATTGACCATAACTTTTTGTTTTTAAGAAATTAGTAGGGTCATAAGATTCTGACATTCTATCGATTGAATTATTTAATCCCAATCCTACATTTTTAAGATTTGGAATTATCAATTCATCTGATAATGAATTGTCTCCTCCACCAAAGTGAATCGATGTAGTAAAATCATCATTAGTTTTAACAACGAATCTTCTAGAAGTTTTTAATAATTTTAATAAATAAGGAACAGTTGTAGAAAATTGATATAAGTCTGGATCATTTTGTTCTACATTTGGATAATCAATATAAATGGTTTCTTGTGCCAAATATGGAACTTCGTACCATTTATTACCATTATCATCCACTATACTTTCTATTGATATTACATTCGTATCTGCTAAATCTAATTTTTGAAATGCTTCAGAACTTGTAAATGTTTGTTCAAAAGTTTTTTCAGTAGCAGATATTGCCTGAATTTTCTTTTTAATTAAAAAATAATCAGGTATATTTGTTATATCGGTTGTACTATAAACACTTACCTCTCTATCAGTAGGATCATTAAAATCTAAAATTTCGGTAGTTCTAAATGTTATATCAATATTTGAACTAGATTTTACTTCCAACCCTTCATTTATTCTTAATAAGTATTTGGTATCCAATTCACCGGTAGATGTTGCTTTACATAATTGGTAAACCGATAAAGTAGTTATAGCAGGTGAAGTAGCTTTTGGCTTATACCCCAATAAATTTGCTAATGCAAATACATTCTTTTCTTCTCCAGCATATTGAATAAGACTCTCTTTTAAAGTAGCATCAGTATAATATCCCAATACATCACCAATATAAGATGCCATTTCAATAAACATCATACCAGGAGATGCCTCATTAAAATCGTTATAAGACGATGGGAAATATGTTTTAGCATATTCAACAAGGTTATCTCTAAATGATTGGAAATCCTTGCCTAAATAGTTTATATCCCTACTATTTCTACCTATTTTTTTATTTGTTACTTTAAATGCCATTATTCAATTACATTAAATGTTACAGTCTCTAAATTTTGTTGTCCCGAAACCCTAAATGATATTGAAATATCAAAATTATATCTATCTCTATTTGAATTAGATTGATCCACAAATATCTCTTCAATAGAAATAAACGGCATCCATTCTGAAATTGAATCTTCTATCGATGTTTGAACTTTTATTTCTAAATCATCGGTGTTTTGTTCAAATAATGAATCATATAAATCAGTACCGAATCTAGGTTGCATTAACCTTTCACCTCTTTTAGTTAATAAAAGATTTTTAATATTTGATTTAATTTGATCAATAGTTTGATATGATTGGGCAAAATATCCATTATTACCTCTTTGAAATGGTAAAGTTACTCCGATAGCAACTCTATCCTTTTCAGGTAAATCCTTTACTAATTTTGAACCAATAACTATTGCCATTTATTATCTATTTTTATCTTTACTTGCTGCTAAAACCTTTGCACTTCTCGCAATTGCTTTATCAATTAAATCGTTACCGGTAACAGGCATCGATTGTGTTCTAGAAGGTTGTCCTCCCATACCTAAATCACCATAACCAATCATTTCAGGTGAAATAGTTCCCCATTCACCATCAGTTCTACTGAAGTTTGGTCTTACGGCAGTTTCGTTAAGAATTTGATTTAAAGTAGGATTTTTAGAATATTGTTTTTGTTCTACTTCTCTATCTTCTTCTAACATTGCCAATGCTTTATCAAATGGGTTATCTATCTTTTTTTCAATGATAGGTTTTTGAACATTTGATTTTTTTAATTCAGCAAGAATTTCTTTTCTTACTTCCTCTTTAATAATAGAAGTTTGCTTTTTAACTTCTTCCTTAACTACTATTTGAATAGCTTTAAAAAGTTTGTTAGTGTCCATAGTTTATGTAATTCTGATTATAAATATATTAATTCGATAATATCCAATTTATCCACCAGCAGTTGTTCCAGATCCTGGTTTTGTAACTGCCGCTAAAGCGTTTGTATTTCTAGCACTTAATTGAGCCGCATAATCATTAGCTTTACCCAATGCAGTTGTTGTTAAGAATCCAGTACCATTTTTATCGATAGGTTTTCCTGCAACAATACTTGTAATTAAGTGAGTAGCCTGTTCTTGTGTCAAATCGTTTTTATTAATGTTCATTTTTCTAGCAAAGTTATCCAAACTTCTATTTATGAACCATGCACTCGCTTCTGCCGCAGCTTTTGGATCATTTAATAAATCTGGATTCTTAAGTAATCTATCATCTCCATATAATGCTTTTGATGCAGCTGCATAGTTTGCTCTACCCGTAATTTGGATAAATCCTCTTCCTCTAAATGCATATCCATCACCAGGTTGAGTATTACCCAATGAATTTCCTTTTGCTCCGTAAATATAATTTGCAAATGTTTCTGGACTAGTTTGAATTTGAGCTAATTCGGCATCGGATAATCTTCTAATTCTAGCTCCAAAAATTTCCTCAAGTCTTGCTCTACTATTTTTAGTATAATTAACATT